TATTCATTTCTAGGAGGCCCCTCACAGAAAATCGTCCAGTTTAACATCAAATCCAGTTACTGATGCACTCGGTGTTGCAACAGGTGCCATAACAGGCACTACAAATGCCAACGGCTTAGCATTAATACCAAAGTATTTTGTAACAACCTCAAACCCTTCTGCATCTGTTAGAACCGCACAATTACCGACCTTTTTCTTCTCCGCAACCTTCCGCATTTCCTCGAGGCTTTTTAAAATTGTTTTATCTGTAGCCACGATCTTCTCTGCATCCTGCTGGTTTTTCTCCAAGTGCTGCAGCAAGAACTGACCAACCACTTGCACATAATGATTCTTTTCTTTATCGATCTCAGCTTTTATCTTTGCAATTGCTTTTTGCATGTTATTTTCCCTCCCAGACATATAAACTTAATTACTCTTTTTTTTCTTAAAATAACGACTCCTGGAAGACTCCTGTTTCTGCTGCTATTGGGTTAATCCATAGAACTTCTTGTCTTTTCGCCCCTGCTTCAGCTGCAACATCTAATGTCTCTCTGTGCCAATGTTTTAACCTTTCGTCATAAAGACTATGAGCATATCCAGAAAGGATTACAGGGCCAGGGTGCTGATCAAGTACATCAAGCAGTTCTATATGGTCCTCAATTGTCATTTCGTGCTTGTAATGTCTTTTTGTTCGAGTTTCGATAATATAAGGTGGATCAGCATACACAAGTACTTCTTTCCTCTTATACCGTTCAAGAAGTTTTACAGCTGTTTGATGTTCGATTTGAGCTTCCTTTAACCTTCCTGCCACCTTCATTATTTTTTCTGGAAGTTTGCTCCACTCATTAGCTACATCTGGACCGTTTGATGATATAAGACTTCTCCAACCAGTTCGATCACTTGTTTTAGCTCCAATAGCCTGCCAACATCGGACTAAAAACCTTCGGGCATCTTCTAGGTTATTTCCAGTTTCAAACTCATAGGAGGAATAGTATTCCTCTCTTGAAAAAGGAGTCCATACAATTCCATTTGCTAATTCTGTGGGATTATCTCGAATCACCTTAAACAGATTAACCACGCTGCTATCTAAATCATTTATTGTTTCAATTTGTGAAGGGCCTTTATTAAAAAACACTGCTCCGGATCCAAAGAAAGGTTCAAGATAGGTTTTGTGTTCAGGCATATGGCTTATTATCCAACTGGCCATACTCCATTTGCTGCCTGGGTAATGTAATATCCTTGGGATTGCCATAGTATGGCCTCCTTTCTATGAAACATAATAATTAGTTTGTTAATTCAGCCTCACAGATTATTCCCCTCGATATTCTTTAGGCTTTATTCCTTCTGGTATTCTCCACCCGTTTGCCGCGATTCTATCAATCATTTTTTTAGCATTTTCAAATGGCCATGTTCCTACGTGTTCAAATCCTCTACCTTCTAAGAATCGGATTTGCTTCGGAGTGGTCAGCCCTTCATCACGGCGCTTGTCTAAGCGCTCTAATAGTTTAGTAGCTTTACCGGCATTGTCGATTTGATCAGGTAGGATACCTAACTTTTCTAGTGTTTTCACTTGTTTTTCACTAGGAGGTCCCATTTCCCAACCGAAAGATGGAACATAGCTTGAAAGGTCCTCAGCTTGAATGCTCATTTCAAATTGCAATGGATCCACAAGCTTACGTTTACGTTTCTTCATTTCTTCTAGTTGTTTAGCAAGCGCTTCTTCACGTTGGGATACTACGTCTTCAGCTGCTTGTTTCTCGACAACTTCCAAGTCTAGTGGAATACCCGCTTCTTCAATTTGCTTGGTCATAGCGTTAGCCACTTCTTCATTTTCAGCAATTAAATGTGCCGGATGGCATAATTCATGCCGTTCTGTATGCCAAAGAAAATCAAGTAACAATAATTCAGTTTTTCCAGGGAATAGTCGGGTACCGCGCCCAACCATTTGACTATATAAACTGCGGACTTTTGTTGGCCGCAAGACGACTACACAATCTACACTAGGACAATCCCAACCTTCTGTAAGCAGCATTGAATTACACAACACATTGTATTTATCATTCTCGAAATCTCCCAAAATTTCTGCACGATCTTTTGACTCACCGTTTACCTCTGCTGCTCGGAAGCCTTTCGCATTTAAGATTTCAGTAAACTTTTGGCTTGTCTTCACTAGAGGAAGAAAGACAACAATCTTTCGATCTTTCGCTACTTTCCTCATTTCATCAGCGATCGATTCAAGATAAGGATCCAGTGCGCTTCCTAGATCGCTGGCCTTGAAATCCCCTGCCTGTTGACTAACTGTGGATAAGTCTAAAGTTAAAGGAATCGTTAAAGCCTTAATCGGACTAAGATATCCCTCTTTAATAGCTTTTGGCAAGGTGTATTCATATGCTAAGCTCTCGAAGTAAGTACCTAAATTGCGCATATCACCACGGTCAGGCGTGGCAGTTACCCCTAGTACGTTTGCTTCATCGAAATGAGTAAGGACTCTTTGATAGCCATCTGAAATACAGTGATGAGCTTCGTCGATCACGATAGTGTTGAAAAAGTCTTTACTGAATTGATTTAATCGCTTATCACGTTGCAGCGTTTGAACACTACCAACAACCACTCGGTACCAACTACCTATTGATGTTTGTTCAGCTTTTTCCGTTGCACATTTTAAGCCTGTACTCTTTTCTAGCTTGTCTGCTGCCTGATCTAATAATTCACCCCTATGGGCAAGGACGAGAACACGCTCGCCCTTTTTCACTCGATCTTCAATCACTTTGCTAAATACAATCGTTTTTCCTGTCCCTGTCGGGAGGACTAATAATGTTTTCTTAATACCTTTTTCCCACTCATTTTGAATAGCTTCCCTTGCTCCTTGTTGATAGTTTCTAAGTTTCATAGTTTACCTCCTAGAACTTCCCTGGAACAAATCCGTTATTATTTGTTGGAAAAGGCGTTTGTTGCATTTGTTGTTGTTGCGACTGTTGTTGTTGATAACCTTGTGATTGTCCTTGCGGGAAAGCTTCTTCGTAAGGATAGAATTTCTGTACCTTATTGCTTGCACGTTCTTCCCCTTTAGAAAGATATTTATCAATTTTTAATTTGCATTTCCCTTTAGAGCCAATAACCATATTCCAATTCATTCGTAACTTTTCACCTTTTTTCTTTTGTCCGATCCCTGCAAAAAAGTTTGATAACAATCCCTCAGTTTTGGTGTGAAGAAGCAAAGTGTGGAATATAGTCACGTCTCCGTGTTCTTGGCTATGAATCGTGATATCTAATTTTGCTTGATTACAAGCAGGCATTTTGTCGCTACCGGCAAAACGCCCACGTTCAAATTTGGCAACCGTAAAATTATAATCACCTTCAGGAAGCAGGACAAAGTCCCCGCCATCCTTTTCTATCTCGTCATCCCAGGTTAATTCACGTTCTTGATTCATCTGTTATTCCTCCTAAGTTTTTTAGAATGGTAAAGTTTTTCTAAACTCAACTACCATGCCATATACTTGCTGCCATGCCCCGACTAACACCCCATTGATAAAACTCGGATCATAATTTGTGATTGGAGTATCCATTGGGTAATATCCCTTTTGACTAACGACAACCTGTATTTCCTCTTCCGACACATTATTTTGGCTCATTAAATCCCGTAATGAAGTTGGGATCATCGAATTTAATTCCACTTTATTAGTTGGTACTATGTTGGTTGGCACTGTATCAATTACTGGTTGAGTCGGCTGCACAGACGGCTGTGTTTGTTGTTGTACTGGCGGCGTAGGATTTTGTGCAGGTACTTGTGTTGGTGCCTGTTGTACACCATTAAAAATATGAGCAATATATGAGTAATCCATCGGAAACTCATCAGGTAATCCCTGACGATTTTTAGCATCCCAAGCAGGATGGTGCGTGGCGTAGATTGTACGAATGCCACCATGAGCTTTATGTTTTTTACCCTTATCATCAACCGCTACGCTGAATGTTTTGTAGTTCATAAACAGGACCATGTCCGCCCATTCTTTTGCTAATGAAGCGGTTTTAGCTGTCGTTTTATTACCTAGTTTTAATTCATAACGATCGTAAGCTCCCATTTCATCTGGTTGCTCAAATTTAGTAATTTTTGCATGAGCAGTTAGAACAACGTTTATTCCAATTTCTACTACATCAGATAATCGATTTAGAAACTTACCGAATTCTTCTTCCAGTTGAATAAAACCCTCACCATACCCAAAATTTGTTATACTTTGCTTGTTTGCCCTGCTAGTTACCAATTCAATTGCCAATCGTTCTGCCCAATCGATCGTGTCAATGACAAGAGTTTTGCATGGACGGTTTTGTTTTACATAATCAATTTGTTGATGTAAAAACGTCCAACTACTTGGTTTATCAAGTCTTGACACATCCATATGGTTTGTACTTCCTTCAGTATCAATAAATACTGGGTCAGGGAATTGTGCGGCCAAAGATGATTTACCAATCCCCTCTGGTCCATACAGAATAACTTTTTGAGCCTTTGCTATTTTTCCCCGTGTAATATTCATTAAAATTCACCTGCTTTCCATGTAGGAGTTGCCACTGCCTGCTCTACCAATGCTGGTTGCGTTACAACATCTTGCCCAACAACATAGCCATCTTCGATAATGATGGAGCATTCTTCACCAGTACTTACTCGAGTAGCAATAGCCTGTAATCCCTCTTGTTCTAGCCATTGGCCGAATTCATTCAATGTCTCGAGATCCATTTGCTCGAGCTTGTCCAATAAGATAAACCCGCAATTTGGCTTTAATTTGCGGACGATAGCAGTGGATACTTTTAGTTGATCAGATCCACTCATGTTGTCCCACTTTTGACCTTGATAGATTAAATCACCGTCTTCAACAGATAATCCTTCAAGAGGCAAATCAGCATTAGCTAGCAATTCTGTTTTTTGTTTGCGAATATCGTCAATAACAGTTGTTAGTTTTTCGTATTGAGTTCGATATTCGCTTGCGTCCGTTTCGGCTTTATCCTTATCGAGATTGGCTCTTACTTTTCGGTTAATCTCATCAATTTGTTGGATATTGGCTTCTAATGCTGCAGTCGATTCGTCGAATAAATCTAACGTATCCTTTTGAGCAATCTCTAAGTCTTTTACGGTTTGTTCGTATAAAACCCTTGCATCAAGTAACTGCTTGGTCAATCGGTCGATTTCTTGTGCTTGGCTTGCTTGTAGTGCTTGATATTGTGTTAATCGTTGTCGCTTGCGTTGATTTTCACCATTTCGCGCAAGGATAGATTGTTGTTGTTGGATTAATTCAGATGCAGATACAGGCTCTTTTGGAGCATCAGGGAAATAGATTTGTTCTTTCGCGAACTTTGATTTTTGATCAGAGATCTGTCCGATGGTGCGACGCTGATTATAGATTTCTTGTTCTTTTCTTTCCAATTCAAAAAGCTTGTCACCTACACCGATAATTCGAAGCAGGATATTCGCTTTTTCTTTACTAGTCGAATTCATAAACTTTGGGAGATCGATAGCAAGCTCTTCTACAAAACTATCAAGTAGCTGTTGCCCACCCTTTTGACCGTTAGGATCAATGACTTTTAAGTCTGAGTTTTTTCCTTTACGCTCCACGATTAGCCCATTAGAGAGCACAAGACGAAGGTGAGGAGGCACAACAGATCCATCACGTTCAGCTTGGGAAGGACGGTACTTATTTCCGCCCAATGCCCATGCAATCGCGTCCAGGACACTAGTCTTACCTTGTTTATTTTTACCGCCTACAATGGTGAGACCACTTGGCGAAGGTTCGATTTTTACAGCTTTTACACGTTTGACATTTTCTATTTCAAGTTTGTTAATTTTGATCATTTTAATAAATCCTCCTTCGCTTCCCAATATTTAGGGCTATTATTACTGATAGATTCAATCCATCCTTTGGATGCGACAAAATCAATTTCGCCATTATAAACTTTTCTATCTGTTTCATATGCCACTTTCTCACCTGGGCAATCCGTTGTAAGACTCCCTTCCATCCCTCCACAAACTTTACAAACAGAAAGACCACCATCTACAATATTTAGTTGCCCCCAGTTATCATTTTCGCTGATATCTTGAGAGGTATAAAAATCATGTCTCATTTTTCATTTCCTCACTCATTAGGAGATTATTGTGATTCTTCCAGCTTCGATTTCCGTCTCTAATGCTGCTTGTAAATATTCCTTAATACTTCTCATAGCTGCTAACTTCCAAGCCCCACCATCTGCTTCGAATAATGCGCAACGTGGACCATTTTGCATTCTAAAAATAAATTCACTTTCAGGTTGTTCTACTTCAACAAACGTGCGATAAGGTGCTAGCATCACTGGGTTTGGTACTTGAACGGTAGCTACGGTTGCGACACCAACTTTAGCCTGGACTGCTTGAGAAACTCCATCATCGCCAACCTGACGGACATTTTCCTCTCGGATATTACCAACTACCTGCAGCATGATATTGCGATCATCATTTGGACAAAAGGCTGATTGCAGTTTGATATTAAACTCCTCGGAATCGTACCAACGATCGAACTGGAAGGATGGCAGCATTGCCGATGCATTAATAAATACTTCACGGTTACGGTCCCCATTTAAATCAGAAAAAGCGACCACTTCTGTTGGTGATTCTACATGGACCATTAACTTATCATCAGTATCAAAATTTGATGTAAGATATTCAACAATTCCGGATAGGCTACGGACATTTAACTTATTAGCAATTGGTTCCTCTAAAAGATGAGGTTTATTAGTTGAAAAAGTTTGTCCATTTTCATAAAAGATTTCATTTCTCCCAAGATTGATAAGGTATTGCAGAGCTTCTTTTATCATCTTCCGTTACCTTCTTTCTACTTGCAGATTAATAACATTCTTTTTATTTAATTCTTTCTCAATAACATCAACCGGAATACCGACATCCGTTTTAGGAGTTAAGTCATCATCAAAATAAGTTTGACCTGGAACATTCGACTTAAGTTCCTTGGCTTCTATTTTGCCGTTAATAAAATCTTTACCGGTAAGCACGGTCATAGAAACGTCTCTAACATTGGCTAATTTAATAGCTATATTGCTATTTACTTTCACCGTTTGACGGTTTTCGTCAGGAACAAATTCTAATTTAATAGTGACTGTGCGTTTGTCTTCAGCTTTTGTGTTGGGATCATGGATATTATCGAATACTTTTTCCAACTCATAATCTAGTTTTTCTTGAATTGCCCCATTTGCTAATTTAGATAATGGCAAATCAATACTTTTTTGTTTCATTTCATCAACCTCCAATTCGTGATATACTTTATTTGTAAATATTTTTCTTGAGACTCATCCTGGCCGATGGGTCTTATTTTTTTCGAAATGCCCATTTTTCCGGATCTTTCTTTCTCAGTTCGGTAAGATAGCTATGGACCGTATAAATCGAGATATTAAAGGTGTTGGCAATATCCTCTAACCTATTACCTTCGACATACATGTCATGAAATAGTTCGAGGTCCATGGTATCTAAAATTCGATTTTCTTTTTTGCGTTGCTTAGCCTTTGACACTTGCATTTCAGAAATATTTGTAAGACCCGTTCCCTTTGGCTTTTCAACTGGAATAATAGGATGCTTCTTGATGTAAGCTAACCTTTCTTCCTCCGACATCTGCCAAACGGTAACTTTTCCAAGTGACATTTAAATCACATCCTTATTTGCGTTTTGATGCCCAATAAATAGCGACTAAACGTTCCTTTGTAGTCATTGCTAACCATTGTTTCGGTTTGATCCGCATATGCCTCACCTCCTTAAAAGTTCATCCTGAATCAATTCCAAAAGGGCTTGTTGCTTTCCTAGATATTCATCAATGGGATTTCCGCCGGCAATGTGTGAGCCTATTCGTATTTCGGCATCTTTTGCAAGATTGTATAAATCCGAATCTGACAATCTTGGAATACTAGATTTCCAATAGTCGAGCATTAGCGATTGATACCAGTAATGTAGATGTTTAATAGGTTAAGCACATCTATCACAATTACTCTTCCGGAAGATAAAGATTTGTTATTAAGTTTTTCGAAATACTCCAAGACCTTCTCTTCTGGACCAGGTTCAACTTCATAGCCAATATATAAGGCTCTAATAATAAGGTCTAAATCCTGATCGTTTAATACTTCACGCTTACCTTCCCACAAATTTTGAGCGTGCCAGTGAACAACGCTTGCTTTATCCCCACCATTCATTTCAAGTGCACTTTCTAATGCTTCAGCTTCTTGCTTTGACAACAACACTTTTTCCATTTGATTTTTACCTCCTTGAATTTCCAAACTTCAACCGCATTTTTAGACTGAAAGATTACTAGTTCTTACGATTGTGATAGTATCTATCAGCAATCTTATAAATATCGGTACTTTCAGCAGCATTTTTCGCGCACAGAGCCTAAAAAAATATTCCTTTTTTCGTTCTTCAATTTTCGCCAACGGGTTAAAAAGAGAAAGTAAATCACTAATTCGTTTCCTGATCCCTGGCAGCTTTTTTTCTTTCAGCGAGGATTCGAGGAATAGAAGTTCTTGCAAAAAATTTCGCCATTTCCTTTTTTGTTTCCTCACTTATAACCGGAGTCTTTGTTTCGCTATCCCGCATGTCATCACTCCTATGCTTTTATTCAACTCGATAACTTTTGCAAGCATCATCAATAAAAAAAATATCTGCGAAGTTTACTCCAAGTTGAAAAGAAATCTTTTTTGCAATTTTAGCACTTGGAAACCTTTCCTCATTTACAATTTGGTTAATATAAGGAGGAGTAATTTCTATTGCTTTTGCCAACTCTGTTTGAGAATAACCTGAAACTAATAAAAGCTTTTTAAATTCATTAGGATCCTTTAATTTAATTTTCATTATCACCACCTCCATCTTTGCTTGCTAAAGTTATCTTGCATCTATATCTTATTACTAGATTGATAACTTTTGCAAGCTTTTTTTTACAAATAATAAAAAAAAGATAACATTAGTTATTTTTTTAGGTTATAATGTGTGATAAAGAGGTGATAAAAATGAATGAACTTGAATTTGGGGCATACCTTAAAAACTTAAGAAAACAAAAACGATTAACCATTCGACAACTGGAAGAATTATCGGGGGTATCCAACGCTTACCTATCGCAATTAGAAAACGGAAAGCGAGGTTTTCCGTCCCCAGAGATTTTAAAGAAAATTCACGGCCCCCTTTCAGTAGGTTACGACGAACTGATGGAAAAAGCAGGTCATATCTCTTCTACCGTTAGATCGGAGCTTATTCCTGAGACAATAAAAACAATGGAATCTTATAGTGACCTGGTTGAATTAATATCGAATGCGGCAGATGTTTTTATCGGATCCGTGACAGATAAGAACGGGGCTTTGAAAAGTGAATTTAAGCAGGAGGTAGTAAAAGAGGCACTGGAGATATTCCCAGCTACGGGGAAAGAAGAAATGAACGAGATCATTAACGATCCAAACATAGTGCAACAAATATTTGATCGTTTAACCTTCGAGGAAAAAATCAGCTTTCTAAATAACATTATTAAAGACTTTGTTGATCGTGATATCGATCCTAATGAAATTTTTAAAAGCAATGACGAAAAAATGAACGTCAATCGCATTCCTATTTTGAGAGTTCCGGTTCTCGGCCGAATAGCAGCTGGGCATCCTATCTTAGCTAATGATCATATAGAGGAATGGATGGAGATCCCTAACATGTGGAATTTGAAAG